ATAGAGTACGTTAGAAACAATATAAGCAGCTTTCCTGAGTACAATACAAATAGTGGTGCAGATGTCAATCCAGACCCTAATGCTTTCTATAATGGTATGAATTTAGAAAGACCTATACAGAAAGGTAATAGGTTAACTTTAAGAGATTTTTTAAGTTCTTCTGACTACTAATGAGAAAATACTACAAACCAAAAAAAACTAACGTAACTAAATTGAAATCATATTTAGATAAAAATAATACAAATGGACAACGTAAAGGACACAGTACAAGTAGCTGTAGCAAATAGCACAGCAATAGGCTTTAGTATTACAGAATGTAATGAAGTCTTAACATTCGTTTCACTAATACTTGCAATAGCGTTTACCATTTACAAGTTTTTTAAATATAACAAAGATGCCTAAGAAAAGAAAGCTCAACTCAAAAAACCCTAAATACTTTAAGAATGTTGATAAAGATATTAAAGTTCGTAAAGAACTTGCTTGCGAGCCTAAAGGAGTTAAAATCTACAAAGTCTATTACCTCTGATTTGGACTTAACTTATTTCAAAATTACTGAATTTGATAGTCCTGATGAAGTAGGCTCAGGATATAGAATGAATAAAGATTTTTTAAGACGATTAGATACTGCAAGAGGAATAGCAGGAATACCTTTTAAAATCAATTCAGGATATAGAACAGCACACCATAATGATACTGTCTTAGGAGCTAGAATAGGTTCAAGTCATAAAAAAGGACTAGCAGCAGATATAGGGTATTATGGAAGCAGGGAAAGATACTTAATACTAAATGCACTTATGCAAGTAGGTATTAACAGAATTGGTATAGCTAAGACTTTTATACATTGCGATGTTGATAAGAACAAAGACGAAGATGTAATTTGGCTATACTAATAACTAAATTTGAATATTAACCAATTATATATAATTATGAAAAAATGGATTTTAACTCAGACGATTAAAAAAGCATTATCTAGTAAAAAGTTTTTATATACTTTTGTAGGTATAATCGTTCAACTATGTAGTGATATGTGGGGAATAGACCCTGAAGTATCTGAAAAAATATTATACTCTTTCATAGCACTAGTATTAGGACAAGGCTATGCAGATGCCAAAAAATAATAGATACAGATTAAAACCACACGAAATAGTGGCACTTAAAAAAATGAGGGAAACCGAGACTAGAAATATTCTAGTTATCGGTGACCTTCATGAACCATTTTGCCTTGATGGCTATTTAGACTTTTGTCTAGAGCAATACGAAACCTTCAACTGTAACCAAGTAATATTTATAGGTGATATTTTAGATAATCACGCCTTTAGCTATCATGAGCCTGACCCTGATGGAATGTCGGCTGGTAATGAATTAGACTTAGCTATAAAAAAAGTACAAAAATGGTATGACGCTTTTCCTTATGCAGATGTAACTATAGGGAATCATGATAGGATGTGTTCACGTAAGCGATTTACAGCAGGCATACCTTCTGCATGGATTAAGACTTATAACGAAGTATTAGGAACTCCTAATTGGAATTGGGTAGAATCTATTATATATGATGATGTATTGTACGAACATGGCGAAGGAGGGCAAGCACAGAGCAAAGCAAAGAATAACCTAATGTCAAGCGTCTGTGGTCATACACATACTGAAGCGTATACGAGATGGTATGTAGGGAAGCGTTTTAGAGTATTTGGTATGCAGGTAGGTTGTGGTGTCAATTCTAAGAGTTATGCTGCTGCATACGCTAAAAACTACAAAAAACAGGCTATTGGTTGTGGCGTTGTGCTTAATAATGGTACATTGCCTATCAATATATTAATGCCTTTATAATGAAATCCAAACACTTTCTCGCCATTTTGCTTATAAATACAGCATTAATATGCTCAATTTTATACATTATTTCTCTTGTTTTAGTGTCTTTTAGAGAAATTTTCAATTATTTTTTTTAGAAATTTACTAGATATAGATACACTTTTTTGTTAAAAAAAACGTTAATAAGTCTGTTAATATAAAAAAAGTATGTATATTTGCATAGTTAAAACGAAATAAATTAAAACAAAAAGAAGTGAAATCTGAATTACATAAAAAAATAAACAACTTAATAGAAAAAGGTAAGATATACGAATACGCTAATAGATGTTGGTTTACTTGCTATATGACTTGGTTAAAGCTAAAAAAAGACGAAAAATTAAGAACCAAAATAATAGAAGGAAAACATATAGATTATGGTACTCATTATTGGTTAGAAATAGATAATAAAGAAATATGCGACCCTCATTATAAATTAACTAATGGTGATTTAGATTTTGAGTTTGATTATGAAGGTAACCAATTATTTGAAGATTATAAAAAAGAAAACACTATAGACCCATATACATTTAAAATAGATAAAGAAAGCCCTGAATTTAGACCTGCTTATAATTGGTTAGGCAAAGAAAAATGGGCAAGAATATGGGATTTACAACAATAATTATTAATAAAAACAAACTAATTTACTAGATATAAACTAACTTTTTGTGAAAAAAAAGGTTAAAAAGTTTGTTAGAAACTAAAAAGTATGTATATTTGCATCATATTATTAAAACGAAATTAACTAAAAAAATAGAGAAATGACAAAAGCAAGAATAACTTTAGAAAGCGTAGAAACATTAACAGGAGGAGTAGATGTAGCTCTTATAGATTTAACATTACACCGTCAAGATTTAGGAAAGAATTTTAGATTTAAACTAAGGTCTACAGCTCACGTTGTAAGATTAATGAGTGACCATAGAATATGTGACTTAGAACTTCTTATTGATTGGTTAAAAGAATCTAGTAACAATAAGACACTAAGAACTAATGAAACAGAAATATTAATATTTGCTAGAGATATGTTCAAAGCAAATAAAATATTAAAAGAAAGTAAAACATTTTAAAAGATTAACTGAAGAGCTTTCAATAAGCGAAACGCCTTAGGGCGTCTTAATCAATAAAAAAAACAGAAATGAAAACAACAGAACTAAACTTAACAAAAGAACAAATAGAACAATTAATATTCTTAATGGACGATAAATATAAAAACAGCGGAATGTTTTATAAGACTAAGTTATTGTATGATAAATTAAAAGAAAAAAGTAATAAATAATTAAACTAAAAACAAAAGAAATGAAATCAAATTTTAAAATGAAAGAAGCTACAAACAGAACAGAAGCACAAAAATCATTATTAGATATTTTAGATAAGCGACCTTTATGGCTTAATAAATGTACGAGTAAATTATTTGTTATTTTATTAAGTTTAGAAGAGGAAAGAAGTATTAATGAGGTCTTTAGTTATTTAACAGAAGAAATGGTTATAGATTTATTTGTTGAAGCAAAAACTCAATACTATCACTATAAATATGTTACAAGATGGAATTACTAAAGTCTAAAAACAGAATTATAATAGAAGGTTATCCATTAGCTAAAATAGTACATACAACGCCTGACGCTATTTGTATTCACTTTATAGGCTATAATAAAAGGCGTAATAGATGGATTCCAAAAAAGATAATAACAATAGACCATTCAAAAGACGTAAATGTCAACTATGAAGATGTTAAAGAAATAAATATATCTTTGCCTGAATGGTTTTTAAACACAGATAAAATGCGGCTAATACTAATGCCTACAAATTAGTAAATATTAAAACTACAAAAAATGATTAAAAAAAGTAAAGTAACTTCAGCACAGCCTAATGGAACTTGGGAGGGTAAGTTCGGATTAATGTATAAAAATGAGATTGGTTTTGAGAATGGAGATGTCGGAGAATATTCTTCTAAAACTAGAGAGCAAGATAAATTTGTTGTTGGTCAAGAAACTGAATACGAGTTTATAGGCGGTAATTTTCCTAAAGTAAAACCTGTATATCAAAAGCCACAATCTTTTGGGGGTGGATTTAAAAAAGACGATAACGTACAGAAAATGATTGTAAAGCAGTCTAGCTTAAAAGCAGCAGTTGATTTTTGCAATGAAGGTTGTAGTGCAGAAGATGTTTTAAAAGTTGCTCAGAAGTTTACTAATTGGGTAATGGAAGAAGCTCCAAAAGCTAATACAACAAATAATGAATCACCTAAAAACATACAACAAAATGAAGACGACCTGCCTTTCTAAAATACAGCAAGAAGATAATTTTAAGGCTTTATGTCAAATGACTACTAATATGCTAGATTTAGAACAAGGTTCTTTAGCTTCTAAGTCTAGGAAAAGAGCCTTACAAGTGCCTAGAATGGTTGTCAGCGTAGTATCTAATATGTTAGATGAAACTCATTACAATGTTATTGCAAAAGGCATAAACAGAGATAGGACTTTAATAAATTACTATGTCAATATGCACAAATCTAACTATAGGAGTTTTCCTGAGTATAGAGATTTATTTAATAAAATATTTAATTCTTATGCTGACATTAAAAATTCTAAAAGAACCTTTGAAGATATGTTACATTTAAGAGACCATCTAAGGTCTAATGGTGTAAGAAATAGTGATAATAAACAAACTACTATTAGTGTAAAATCAGGGAAAGTAGGTGTTGATGTTAAGGTGTCTTATAGAGATTTTTCTAATCAATTAGAATTAATTACTTTAGCTATGACAAATTGTAATTATAAATTAGTTATAAAATGACAGATAAGCCTAACTACTATGCGATAATACCTGCAAAGGTTAGATACTCTAGCTTAAAGCCTAATGCAAAGCTCTTATATGGAGAGATAACAGCGTTAAGTAATAAGCTAGGGTATTGTTACGCAAGTAATAATTACTTTGCTGAGTTGTATGGAGTAAGCAAAAATACAGTATCTAGATGGCTTTCTGATTTAAAAAAATTAGGTTTTATTACAATAGAAATTCAGCGTAATGAAAAGAAAGAAATCATTAAAAGGATTATAGGTATTGACAAAAAAGTAGTTAACTCTAACGACAAAATGGTCAAAGAGAATAATACAAGTAATAATAATACAAGTAATAATATAACTATAAAGAAAAAATTTATTGCTGAGGTTATGACTTTTGATTATCCTAAAAGTATGTTAGAGGATTTTATTAACTATTGGACTGAAGGAAAAAAGAAAATGAGATTTCAAAAACAGTCTACATTTGAAATAAAATTACGATTATTGCGTTGGGCGAAAAATGAAACTAAATGGAATAAAACAAAACCAACAATGTCAAAGCTAGATAGTCAAATAAATGCTTGGCAAGAAGCTAAAAAATTATTATGATACCACTTAAAAAAGAAAATTTACAAGAACTAACTGAAAAGGTCTTAGACTTAGTAGCTAAGACAAGTGTAGAAATAGGACATAAAACAGACCCACAAACTATGGCTAGTCTTAGTAAGATATTTGCAAGTGATTTAATAAATGAAAAAAGATTTGGTAATATGACCTTTAACCAAGTGCAAAACGCTTTTCATTATGGTGTTAGATTTGGCAAAGATGAACCCTTTTTAAATATTCGTACTTTTTATAAATGGACTTATAAAATGAAAGAGATGTGCGATAACGCTTATTATGAAGTTCATACACTTGGTAAACCAAAAGAAAATGTATTGTATTACCAAGAGCCTTTAAAGCTTTTAAAATGATAGAGTTTTTTAAACATATAACAGGACTATGTGGCGAGCCACACCCTAGCTTAATTACGTTATTGCTTGGAACTCCTTTTGCAGGCTATATATATTATAAACTAAAAAAGAAAATAAAATGATAGGTTGGGTATTAATAACAGCAGTTGTAATGTGGATAATAAGAGAATTAAAACATTAACTAAACTATATGAGCAAAGTTAAATTCATAATAAATAACCTGAG